GTGGACCCCATCCACAAAGAATGCGTCTTGATGAAGTTGACGAAATGGAATTAGTGATTCTCGATGCCGCAATGGGTCAGCCAATGGGTACTGAGAAGATCGCTAAGCAGACGGTGATGAGTTCGACGCACCACTATGCTGACGCGACGTTTACGGAAGTTCAAAGGCGCGCGGCAGAAAAGGGCTGGCCTGTTTATGAGTGGTGCTACAAAGAAACGAGCGCGGAGCCGGATGGATGGCTAACCACTGAAGAGATTGAATCGAAACGCGGCGAAGTTACGGATTCAATGTGGAAGGCGGAGTATGATCTCCAAGAGCCAAGCCCGGAAGATCGCGCAATCTTACCAGAGAAGGTTGATCTTTGTTTCGACAAGGAGTTAGGTGTATTTCCGGGCGACTTAGGGAAGACAGTCACGATAGAAGAACCGATCTCGGGCGCGACCTACGCGACCGGCTGCGATTGGGCAAAGAAAAAGAACTTTACAATCATCGACACGCTTAGGACCGATGTCCGCCCCATGAGAAGAGTTTGCTGGACGCGCACAGGCCGGCTGCCGTGGCCGATGATGGTTGCGAAGTTCGACACTCAAGTAACAAAGTACAAAGGGAATGCGTGTCATGATGCTACAGGCATTGGAGATGCGCCAGATGATTATAAGTCAGTAACTGCAGAGGGTGTCATACTGACCGGGCAGACACGAGGTGACGTATTCACTCAGTACATTGCTGCGATTGAGGGAGGGCATATCAAATCACCAAAGATCCGCTATTGCGAAGGTGAGCATAGATACTGCACGAATAACGATTTGAGCGGCTCAGGCCATCCTCCAGACAGTTTCGTTGCCGGCGCGCTCGCCTACAGGGCAAGCCAGCAAAAGAGCGGTAAACTTCTCACTTGGTAACTTGAATGATTAGGGAGACGAAATGAATCAGGCGGATAGCGTTATGAGGGACTTCCAACAAGAGATCGCGAATGAGATAGATCGTCAATATCTTGAGGAGTGCAATCTGTTTTGGCCGTCTGATTTGTTCTGGCCTTTAGTGGTCGTTGCACTCGTTTTGACGGTTGTTTGCCTAGGTGCTCGATAAGAATGATAGAAGATCTCAAATGGGCCTTAGGTGAGTTTGCGAGACTGGCGAACGGTTACAAGATTGCTCGCGATTATTACGACGGAGATCATCGTCTCGCATTTGCCACTGAGAAGTTCAAAAGCACGTTCGGTTCCCTGTTTGCGGCCTTCGCGGATAACCTCATGCCTGTAATAGTTGAGACTCCCCGAGACAGACTCAAGCTCGGTTCGTTTAGCCTGGAAAACGAATCCGCTAAAGAACAAGCTACAGAGATTTGGCGGCGCAATCGAATGAAGAAACGGGCGGGTGAAGTGCATCTCGACTCGTTTATTGAGGGCGATGCTTACGTAGTCGTATGGCCCGATGCTGATGGGTTTCCAGTCTTCTATCCAAACCGTGCTTCGAGGATCGTGATTCAGTACGATGACGAGCAGCCGGGATACATAGTTAAAGCAGCAAAAGCGTGGATTACGGTAGATAAACTCGCACGAATAAATCTCTACTACCGTGATCAAATTGAGAAGTACGTCACCCGAAGTAAGGTGCACGGCGGACTCCCGATCAACAATAAGCTATTCATACCATTTGAAACAGAAGGCGAAACATGGCCGCTTGATAATCCTTACGACAAGGTTCCTGTGTTTCACTTTGGGAATCGCACCAGCGTGGGGCAGTTAGGTAAGAGTGAGTTATCAGAACCGATTCCGCTACAAGACGCGCTTAATAAGTCCATTGCCGACATGTTGGTAGGCTCAGAGTTCTACGGTATCCCGCAACGCTGGGCTATTGGACTCGAAGAGATGGACGAGGAAACCGCCAAAAAGAAGTATGGATTGATGGCTGGTGGTGTATGGGGAACTACCAGCGAAAAGGCATCATTTGGCGCTTTCCCGACTGGTGACCTGGATCAGTTTGTGACGGTGATCAATGACTTTCGCAAAGAGATCGCGCGAGTCTCACGCACGCCCTTACATCATTTCACCTTAGAAGGGACTCCTCCGTCAGGCGAGTCGATGAAGACTGCTGACAGTCCATTACTCGCAAAGGTAGAGGACAGGCAGGAGGCTTGGGGAATGGTGTGGTCAGACGTAATGCGATTTGCCTTGGAAATTACCGGGATAAAAGACACTGAGCCAGAACCTGTCTGGATTGATACGACGCCTCGAAATGAGACAGATGAGATCAATAACGCGGTAACGAAAGTCGAGCACTTAGGCGTAGACATGGAGACGGCTCAAAAAGAGATCGGGTACACCGATATTCAAATCCAGAAGTTTGCAGATGAGCGTGTTAACAGCGTGACGAATGGACCGCTCGCCGCTAAGGTTGCAATACAGAATGCACCGCCGGGAATTAAAGGGCTTCTGACCGCCCAAAGTAACGGGCGTGGCCGATGAATCAAGGTGACCGGCTTGCCTGCTTAGAATTGATATGGGAGTGTGCGAGGGCTGCACCTATCAATACTTTAGCTGCACGACCGAGGCGCGAATTTACGTGGTTGGTCGATCCGTTGCTGATCGGTTGCTATCGGCGAGAGCGATGGTCAAAGCGGACTCTGAGAAATCTATGGCTCAAGGAGCATCGCAATTAGCAAGCTGCTCCGAATGGAAGAAAGTAGTGCTTTACAATCCCTTCTAGTCGCATACAATTTAGCTTTCTGAATTGACCGGGATTTACGCTCCCGGTCTTTTCATTGCCCTCTCAATACCTACTTGCATTCCTACAGGGTGTAGGGCGATGTAGCACGAATTGTATTGCGTTGCATGACGCCGCGCATTACAATACCCTACATGAGTGAGGTTAAGACACGATCAATCAGGCTGGATGATGAAAACTGGCAATGGCTGGCCAATTTGCCTGGGCGTACTTCAAACGACGCAGTAACGGCGCTTCGAGCATCCGCAGAGCAAAAAGGCGATACAGTTACAGGTTCGCCAGAAGAGTTGAGCGAGTTAGTTGAGTTGGTCCGCAGTTTGCCAGATTCAACCGACATGCGACAGCTTATGCAAGAAGTATTTAGTGAATTGAGATTTGAGAAAGTAGCCGCTCATGCGGACGCGGAAATCACGGACAATCGCCCAAAGAACGCCTACTGCAAACACTGTGGAAGCCGTTTTGTTGGGGCGAAGTTCGCAACCATTTGTCCTGAATGTAAATCCAGTGGGCATACTTTAACTCCTGCTGATTGTCCTGTATGTGGGGAGGGAAGGGCTATATGAGCGAGAACCTAATGAGAAATGATCTAACAACAAAAGAGGTTGTTGGAACCGCCGACGAGAATTCGCCAGTTGGTCAGGAATGTCTGAAAGACTTTTCTCTTGCGCAAGCTGCATTAGCCCGCAGCGATGCCCAAGAACTATTTGTGTTGTATCAAAAAGCGATCCGCCAACGAAATGAAATCGTCGGTGCTATGGAAACGATCGTGGGCCATTTTATGGGCAAGAACAAAGATCCGCGGCTCAGCAGTGTTGAACTGCCCGATTCAGTAGCCGCCATGCGAGAGGTAGCACTCAGTGCATTAGCTCTTGCTAAATCACTTGTCGAGAACCAAGGCCGAAACGGCTCACAGCGGGAGAGCCTATGAGTGATAACAAATTCCCTTTCAGGAGGTAAACTCGAATGGAAAACGAACTAACCGGGATTGAGGAGATCGACAAAGAGATCCTCGAACTGCTACCACAGACACAGACCATGTCCGCGGTGAGCGGGATGAATGACCGCGTAAGCCAATTGGGCAGCATGGCGGCATCGCAGAGAATTGCTGGATTAAGACAGGCGGCAGAGATTATCAAAACGCGCGAGAGCGACAAATGATTTGGGACAAAGTTCAGCGCAGATTTGAGAACGATGACGGCACGCCCCTGACCTCTGCCGAAGTAAAGAAGCATATTCACGACTTCATCGAATCAGAACAGAAGTTGATTGCAAAGCAAGCGGAGAAACTTGTACGCGATGGGTTGACTGTAGCTGAGTTCTTTCAGTTCATGCGCCACAAGATTACAGCCATGCATCAAGTCACCGGAGCGATTGCTTATGGTGGTCAATCCCAACTCAACAGAGAGCGGCAAAAGAGAATCAATCAAAAGATACTTTCAGAGTTAGCCTATCTGAATGAGTTTGAAGCACAAGTTGAGCAATCGTTTGCGGTAGTTGATAGAATAGCTGATAAGGTTGCGACGGGAGGCAAGTAGCAAGACGGATAAAATAACTGAACCTGTAAATGGAGAGTACATCGCGGGCTGTGTGATTTGCGGCGAGCAAAAGCCAGTAATGCTTTACCCGCATCGACGCGGAACGCTGATTGTGGGCTGGGTGTTCGTCTGCGTTGACGATCAATCGCAAGTAGCAGGAGCCGATATCTCGCTGATACAGCCGTTAAAGCCAATCACGTTGGGCGCAGGAGCGCAAGCGTAGAGCGAGTATTACAGTGGCGCGGAAAGGCTCACGTAAAGACATCCAGGATGAGATCAGGCAGAAGGTAAGAAGAGCAATTCTCACCGCGGCTCCCTCTGAGGCTGAAGATCTCATTGCTGAAGCCCTCGGTGAAGACGTAGAGATTCCTGCTATTGAAAATCTTGCTGAAGATTTAATCGGCGGGCAGATTGTCAACCGAGCGACGATGTACGCTGAGTCCGCGTATGCAACTTACGCAAACAACGTTGTCGAGAGAGAGAAAGACGAAGGCGTAACACTTGGGCGCCGGGTACTTGAGGAAGGCGACAATTGCGAAGATTGCATTGCAGCAGCAACCGAAGAATTCATCCCGCTAGATGAGATACCGGAAATTTCTGACAGCATTTGCGGCGTAAGATGCAGATGCAGCATAGAATTTTCGGTAGGAGGCGTACAGTTTTCAACCTCTGATTTATTCAGTGCAGTTGTTGGTGGTCAAGATCAGTATGGTGGAGACGTGGAGATTCAGTGAGATACCCTGAGATGATCGACGGAGAAGGCGTTGAACTAAAGCCCCGAGGCCGTAAGGGCAGAGCATGGCAGATCCTTCGACTTGCATGTTGCGACTGCGGGTTAATTCATTCGCTGGCATTTGCGATCGAGGATAATGGCAACTTGGGTATCGCTGCCCGGTTAGAGAAACGTCGCACGGCAGCGCATCGACGCGCGGCGAAATTCAAGGGATTGAAACTCCCCTATAGCAAACGTAAGAAGAGATCGTAAACGGCGCACAACAAACACCGATGCGATAGCGAGCGGCTCTGGAGGCTCTGGAGGCGGTGACACGTTTCAGGGCCGCTTTACTTGTCTCAAGATTACCCGTCTACCACGCCTCGGAACAAAACTCTTTGACACACTGACGGTAATTCGTGATACATTCAGCACGGTTAATCCAAAGATGCGTCAAAAAGACTCGCAAGCCAAGTCCGATAGCAAGGTTGATACAAGCAGATTGACTGATGCCAAGGCTAAAGCGCAAACAGTTAAACAGGAACCGCACACTTCGTTTGGGCAGAATGGTTCGTGTCCTGATTGTGAGGCTGACAAAAGTTCGCTCACAGACGAGGAGTGTGACTTCATTATCCGGCGCTTGCTTTGGAGGTTAAGAGACGCAACCAGTCCAATTGATTTCTTTCGTGAGATGAAGCGAGGGGTGGTGTTTGAAGTTTCTGACGCAAGTAAGGCCCGTGATTTAGTACGGCTATTTGCGAAGGCTGAAACACCTACGATCACAAACTAACATGGCAGACGATTCCACTACCGATACAACGTTAAAAACCGGAGACGAACCGGATAAACAAACGGACGTTGCTAAGGACAAGAGCACTCAGCTCGAAAAAACTCCTGAGACGAAGGCGCACACACCTGAAGAGGTCTCACGCATTGTTGCCCGCGAGATAGCCAAGGAAAAAAAGAAGTGGGAAGAGGCTACCAAGAAGGCGCAAGACGATGCGACAAAGACTGAAACAGAACGGTTGTCGGGAACGATTAACGAGCTGAAGGCTGAGATCCTTGAACGCGATACCCGTGATGCGGTTCTAAAGGCGGCACAGGAGAAGAAGTTCCTTGCCCGGAATCCGAACGCGGTGTATCGACTCGTGAAGGATGAGCTTGAGGTTGACGACAAAGGTCAAATCAAGAATCTCAACGAAGTGCTAACTCAGGCCAAAGCCGACTATCCCGAACTGTTCGGACCTAAGCCGTCCGGTACAGCAAACGGTGGAGAAGGTTCACAGCAAGCTCCGAAGTTTGATATGAACACTCAAATACGCCGTCACGCTGGCTACGGATAGAAGGAGTTGGCTAGATGGCCTACGACAACATAATCTCCAGAACTGACGCACAGGCTCTCATCCCTGAAGACGTTGCGGCAGAGATAATCCAAAATACAGTCAAACAGTCCGCAGCCCTTACGCTAATGCGGCGCGCGACAATGGCGACGAATCAGCAACGTATGCCAGTCCTGTCTGCGCTCCCGATTGCCTATTTCGTCAACGGTGATACCGGGCTCAAGCAGACAACCGAAGTAGCGTGGGGCAACAAGTTTCTCAATGCAGAAGAGATCGCGTGCATCGTCCCTATCCCTGAAGCCGTGTTGGAAGACGCGAGCTTTGATGTGTGGGGAGAGATTCGGCCCAAGCTGGAAGAGGCAGTAGGCCGCACGTTGGACGCAGCGATATTCTTTGGCACTAACAAGCCTTCAAGCTGGCCAACTGACATCGCGGCATCGGCTGTCTCTGCCGGCAACGTCATTGCCCGGGGAACAAACAACGCAGCCGCCGGCGGAATTGCTACCGATATATCAGACACGATGGCGACTGTGGAAGCGGATGGTTTTGACGTGAATGGGTTTGTTACTTCCCGATCCTATCGTCGGTTTCTCCGTAATGCCCGTGACACCACAGGCCAAAAGCTTCTCGATATCGCGTTGAACACTATCGAAGGTGAACAGGTGGTCTATGCGCTTAATGGTCTATGGCCTACAGGCGCGAGTGCGGCTGAATTGTTTACCGGAGACTGGATGCAATTTGTCCTTGCTGTTCGACGCGACATGACCTACAAACTGCTCGATCAGGCGGTGATTCAGGACAACACCGGAGCCATCGTCTATAACCTAGCCCAACAGGATATGGTTGCGATGCGGTTGACGTTCCGCGCAGCGTGGCAAGTCGCAAATCCGATCAGTTATGACAATCAAGTCGAAGCCAACAGATATCCAGTTGGCGTACTTCGTTCGCCTGCCTAAAGCTAGCGAGCTAAACTAACGGAGAAAATCATTATGGCTAACGAAGGCGCACCACTTGTCACTTCGCTGAGAAACACTGTTCCTGGCGCTACCATTGCCGCCACAGACTCTTTCTCGCTGGGGAAGGCTCCAGTCGCGGGAACAGTTACGGCAATTAGCTACACGCCCGATGCCGCAGCAACCGGCGACAATACCAACGCACGGACCTTCACGGTTGTGAACAAAGGTCAGTCAGGTGTTGGAACAACTGTAATCGGCACGCTCGCACTAACCACGGGCGTCAACCTCGTGGCCTTTGACGAGAAGGCGTTTACCTTGTCAGTGGTCGCGGGTGCTCTAACTATCGTAGCGGGCGACGTGCTGGCTTTTGTATCGACTGCGACCGGCACTGGTGTTGTCGATCCGGGCGGTACGGTGCAGATCGATATCAGTCGCGTCGCGGGATCATAAAATGGCGCTGACTGTTGAAGACGAGAAGGCGGTTGCGTATCGGCGCCAATGCGAGCGACGACGGGAGTTTCAAGAACTACTCGCTCAAAAACTCAAAGGCGATGATTACGCGCGCCGCCAACTCTGCTTGAAAACAAAGCCAGCTATGAAGGGACCAAAGGGGGATACAAGTCATGACGACTAAGAAGGCGGATGATAATCTCGGGGCTGCCGAGGTTCAAAAGAAAGTAGACAAGGAAGTAGATCAGGGCTTCAGTGGGGAGGTTCCAGATGAAACCGCGAATGAAAACTACACCGTGGGCGGCGTAATCAAGGGCAAGCCAACTCCCGAAACATCAGCACCAGAAAAGACAAAGAAGTAAAATGGCTCTTTCAGCGGCACAGATCGAATCCGTGAGGGAAATGGTAGGGGATAAAACGTTCGCTACCATTGAATCCCTCTGTGCGGAAATGAATGCCGCTCAGGAATCGGCAATGTCTGATGACGTTGATGAATGGGATCGGATCAAAAATAAGCACGTGCGGCTTTCGGGGGGTCATGATGGCATTGATGTTGACAACGAGCGTAGCCGCTCAGCGTTGAAGCGCCGCGCAAGACTCAGGCTTAATTTGCCCGTTACTAGTAGTTCGGGCGGCATCTTTCAAATACCCGTGGGTACGGTTATGGGTAATGCGTGTGATTGGTAGTCAATGGGACTTGACCTTGCAGATGTTATTGACGATGTACGCTTGGAATTGGATCAGGTTGGTCCCGATATCTTTACAGATCTTTGCAATTTGATTATCCCCGGCGCAACGGTTCCTGATGGCTTTGGAGGCGAGACGCAATCAACGCCTGTGGTGCACTCGAACATCCCTTGCAAGGTAGAAGTGCTGAACAGATCAGATGTCCCAATCGGAGGAGCGCAGATAACCACTCAGGGACATAAGTTAACGATGGGGGCAAACGCGGTCACAAAACAGATCAAGCAGCATTATCAAATTGTTGTGTTGGCCCATCACAATCAAGCTGAGCAGACTTTTGAGAACCCGATAACGCTGATGGGTTCGTTTGATATGTTCATGAAGGTCGCTGCGACAAAGATATGAGCGTCGTAATCAAAAAGACTGGCTTCAATCTGTCGGCCCTATCGTTGCGAACGCGAACTAACATCGCGAATGTGCTGAATGAGGGAGCGAGCTCTTGCGTATCGCTGGCCCAACAACTTGCCCCGGTTGACACTGGATTCATGCGAGACAATGTTAAGCAGACAGAGGAGGCAACGCCCGATCACTTGAAAGTCACGATGGAATCACGGGCTGATTACTCTGCGTTCGTAGAATTCGGCACTGTTTCACAAGATCCGCAGCCCTTCATGACTCCAGCTTTTGAATCGGCACGGAGACAAGTCAATAACGGTTTATTGAGGGTGTTGAAATAATGGCTAACAAGTATGCGAGCGACGAAGAATGGCTGACTGAGGAGGAGATAGCACGTGTACGTGGGCGTGTGGTGCCATACTTTCCTGACGCGACTATAGATCGTGATGGAACGT